GTTGATGCCCGCAAGCGTTGCAACCTGCATCTGAGACATACCCTGCATTTCCCGCGCCTTGCGCAGGATTTTTCCGATATCCTTCTTGCTCACGGCTTTCACCTCCGTACGGATTACTCACTCTAAAACCAGAGAAAGTCAAGTTATCTTTTTTCTGCGTTTTTCGTTCAAACGGGGCCTCTTCTTACCAAAGGATATGAGGGGCTTGCTCCATCTCTGTACGGAGGAAAGAACGATGACACATGAAGAAAAGAAGCAGATCGGAAAAATGCGCGCTGCAGGGATGAGCTATGCCCGGATTGCAGAGGCGCTGGACATTTCCATAAACAGCGTAAAGTCCTACTGTCAGAGGCACGGGCTCGGTGCAGACAGTGCGCCGGAGACACACCCTGAGCCGGTAACCGCCTGCCCGCCGCAGAGCAAGGCCACCGCATGTGAGCAATGCGGAAGCCGAGTACTGCAGCAGGCCGGGCGGAAGAAACGAAGGTTCTGCTCGGATGCATGCAGACAGGCGTGGTGGGCGTCTCACCGGGGAGAACTGCGCCGAAAGGCAGAACACCATTTTGTGTGCGAATATTGCGGTATACAGTTTTCAAGGTACGGTGTGTCGGAGCGCCGGTTCTGCTCACGCTCGTGCGCCGCCTCTGCCCGAAACAGGAGGCTGACAGCCCATGACGCATGAGACGCTGCTCCTGGAAAGGCGGTATCTGGCGTGCCTGAATCTGCTCCGCACCATGCGTGGAAAGGGGCTTCTGACAGATGCGGAGTATGCTCAGGCAAGGCAGCTTCTGGCTGACCGATACCAGCCGAAAATCTCGATAATATTTGAATAAATCCGCCGTCATCAGCTTGACTTTCTTCCTCTTTAGAGTGAGTAATGTCACTGAAAGGAGGGACTGTCCAATGGCGAAAGTCATACGAAAAATAGAACAGAAGCAGGTGCCGGTCGTAGCCCAAAAGCGTGTAGCCGCCTACGCCCGCGTCTCCGTGCCGACGGAGCGACTGCTTCATTCGCTGGATGAGCAGATCAGCTATTACAGCAATCTCATCCAGAAGACACCGGGCTGGGAATACGCAGGCGTATTTGCCGACAGAGGCATCAGCGGTACACAGTCCGCTACCCGCGATCAGTATCAGAAAATGCTTGCCGAGTGCGAGGCCGGACATATTGACATCATCCTGACCAAGAGCCTTTCACGCTTTGCCCGAAACACGGTGGACACGCTTCAGACGGTTCGCCGCCTGCGTTCACTGGGCGTCGAGGTGCGCTTCGAGAAGGAAGGCATCAACACGCTGGACGAAAGCGGTGAACTGATGATCACGCTGTTTGCATCCTTTGCGCAGGAGGAGAGCCGGTCCATTTCCGAAAACTGCAAGTGGGGCATCCGCAAGCGTTTTCAGAACGGCACAATCGGCGTGGCCAACAAGCACATCCTCGGCTACCGGTATGACAACGAATTGAAGAAATACATCGTCATCCCTGAGGAGGCTGAGATCGTAAGGCAGATGTTCACGTTTTTCCTGAAAGGCGATTCACTGCGGACGGTCTGCGACAAGCTGAATGCGCAGGGCTTCAGAACGATCAACGGAAAGCTGTTTCAGGAGGCGTCCCTTGCGCAGATGATTCAGAACGAGCTTTACGCCGGCGACATGTGCAGGCAGAAAAGCTACATGGCTGATCCCATTGCAAAGCGGAAAATCCGAAACGACGGCGTCCTGCCCAGGTTCTATTATCAGGACTGCCACGAGGCAATCATCGACCGGGAAACCTGGGAGCTGGTGCAGGAAGAGTACGTCCGGCGCAGAGAGAAGCTGAATCCGACCTACTGCTTTACCCGAAGGATCACCTGTGGCCTTTGCGGCATGCCATATACCCGGAGGCAGCAGTACAAGGAGGGCGCAGGTCACAGCCGATGGTTCTGCCGGGCCACCAAGGAAAAGAACGTCACCTGTGAAAATGCCATCTTTACCGAGGAACAGCTCATGCAGATCTGCGCAAGGGTACTCGGCATGGACGCCTTTGACGAGAACGAATTCCTCAACCGCGTCCGGCACATGACAGTTACTCCGGACGGTATCGACTTTGATCTGATCGACGGCAAGACCGCACACTGGAAGAACCGACACATCGGGGACTGGCATCACCCTGCCACCTGTACAAACGCCTTTCTCGGGCGCATCCGCTGCGGCATCTGCGGAACGGAATACCGCCGTGTCAATCACGCCGGCAAGCTGGTCACCTGGTACTGCTACGACAGAAAGCAGAAGCGGCATGGCTGCATCAACAGGAGTTATCCTGACTTCGTCCTCAGGCAGATGGTCGCTGAAATCATGGATACAGACGATTTCGATGAAGCTGCTTTCCGTGAGCAGGTCGATCACATTACGGCAGACCCCGGCGAGACCATTACACTTCACTTCAAGGATGGGAGAACAGCACAATGGCAAGGAATATAAAGGTAATCCCCTCAACCGTTCCGCTGCATGCGGTCGGGCCGGTGGTCACGGGCGCAAAGCGCCGCGTTGCTGCCTACGCCCGTGTTTCCACGGACAGGGACGAGCAGTTTACCAGCTACGAGGCGCAGATCGATTATTACACCAATTACATCAAGAGCCGTCCCGACTGGGAGTTCGTTTCCGTATATTCAGATGAAGGAAAGACCGGCTGCAACACCCGCAAACGTGAGGGCTTCAAGAACATGGTGGATGATGCGCTCGACGGGAAGATTGACCTCATCGTCACCAAGTCCGTCAGTCGCTTTGCCCGAAACACGGTCGACAGCCTGACCACCATCCGCAAGTTGAAGGACAAGGGCGTCGAGGTCTACTTTGAAAAGGAAAACATCTGGACCTTCGACGGCAAGGGTGAGCTGATGCTGACGATCATGTCCTCGCTTGCCCAGGAAGAAAGCCGCAGCATTTCCGAGAACTGTGCCTGGGGCCAGCGTAAGCGGTTTGCAGACGGCAAGGTTTCCGTTCCCTTCGGCAGGTTCCTCGGCTACGACAAGGGACCGGACGGCAACCTGGTTGTCAACGAAGAGCAGGCCAAGGTTGTCCGCCGCATCTATGCAGAATTCTTGCAGGGATACACGCCCTACGCCATCGGCAGGCGCCTGACCGAGGACGGTATCCCGACACCCGGCGGCAAGCAAAAATGGAACGGCTCGGTGATCCGCAGTATCCTGACCAACGAAAAATACAAAGGCGACGCGCTTTTGCAGAAGGTCTTCACCGAGGATTTCATCACCAAGAAGAAAATCAAGAACACCGGGCAGGTACCGCAGTATTACGTAGAAGGCAACCATGAAGCGATCGTCAGCGCGGAAACCTTCGACCTGGTACAGGAGCAGATGGCTGCGCGCAAGCCCGGAGACAACCGCTACAGCGGCGTGCACGTTTTCTCCGGCATGGTTTATTGCGGTGACTGCGGCAGCCGATACGGCTCCAAGGTCTGGCACGCCAACGACAAATACCGCAAAATCATCTGGCAGTGCAACCGCAAGTATGCCGGCACAATCTGCAAATCGCCTCACCTGACTGATCCCCAGATTGAGGACATTGTGATGCGCGCCATGGGCAAGCTGAGCGACGAACGGGAAGCAATTATCCGCACGGCAGTCATGCTGCGCGATACAGTTTATGACACCTCCGCCCTCTGCGCCGAACAGGAATGCGTGGAAAAGGAGCTGGCCGACGCCACCGATCAGCTGACGAAGGCAGTCATGCGGAATGCCAGCGTTGCGCTGGATCAGGCCGAGCACCGGCAGGAGATGGCTGCACTGAGCGCACGGTATCAGGAACTGCAGGACAGGAACACGGCGCTCAAGGTGGATATCATGGAAAAGGACAACCGCCGCAAGCGTACGGACAGCTTCATCCGGGAGCTTCGCAGTCTGCCCCAGCACGCCGAGAAGTTCGATCCTGTTGCCTTCCGCATTCTGGTGGAGCGCATCACTGTATACGATGACAAGCGGGCGGTCGTCAGGTTCAACGACGGGACGGAGATACAGGCATAAGACAATGAAACCTTTGCAGCGGGAGAAATCCTGCTGCTTTTTCTTGTTGAGCATACATTTTCCGCCTGTTTCTCTTTTGGTTTCGACAAGTATTTGCTATAATATTCGTAATTCTACATGACTCGGTGGTGATCTGGAATGGGTCTGTTTTTCGGAAGCAAGCGGCGCAATATCCGCGCATGGGAATATGCGTTGTTTGAGGGAAAGAACGATTATCTTGCCCTGCCCAATATTGCTCTGTATGAAAAGCTGACGGAGGCTCAGATCGAGAACGATTGCCGTATCATTCTTGAAAGCACCCGAATCATCACCCAGACAACTGATCCCAAGGTATCCAAAGGCAGGAGGAAGCTGATCAAGGAACGCTACAAGCATCTGATGACGCTGAAGCCTTTTGCAGATCGTTCTCAGCGCACATTGATCAGGGAAGCAGAACAGGCCTACAGGAAAATCTAGCGAGGCATGTCTATGAAGTGGGAAGATTATTATGATCGGTTCTGGGACTGGGCCGAAAGCACGCAGATCAGCAGAATATCAACGCTGACTGATTTCACATCCTCCGCTGAGGTTGCTGAAATTGCCAATGAATTCTTTGATGAGAAGATCTCAACCCGTCTGGTAAAGCGCGCCATGCAAAACGGCATACGCTTTACGCCGGCTGAAATCATCGAGCTCGGCGGCTGTCTGACGGAAGAGGTGTTCAATGAGGCCATCCGCAGCCGACGGGGACAGTTCACAGCAGAGCAGTACGAGGAGCTGGAAGGCCTCTGCTTTGATGAGGATCTGCTCGAAGCTGTGGCGAAGGCAGGAAATATTCGCCGCGAGATCGATGACCTGCCCTTTGAACCAGAGATCGCTGTGGTGCAGCCGGTGAGAAAGGGGCCGGGCTTCCTTGCTACTCTTCTCGGCCTCGCATCAGATGCAGGCTCCAGACGTACCCACCCGGGACGCTGCACAGGTGACTGCGCCAATTGTCCTGCACATTACGGCTATCGCTATGGCCGCTGGTATTATGGTCATCATCACTCGCATGGCTGCGAATTCGGCGGCAATGATTGCAGCGGTAAGCCTTAATTCTTTTATTGCACATTGAGCAACAGGAAAATCGAGCCTGTTGCTTTTCCTGTTCTTTTTGGTTTTTTGTTTCCTACAGGTGACAATCTGTCGTGTATTATGGTGGCAAGATTTAAAAATGCATGATATAATTAAGAGAAACGTATACACTACGCGCAAATTCAGGCGATTGGACTTTGATTTATAAATTCATAATTGATCAAAATCATTTTATTGGAGGGAAGCCCCATGAAGCGATTTGTAGCTATTCTGATGTTCATCCTGTTTGCAACAAGCACATTTGGTGCCTACGCCGAGGAGGAAGAAGGAAACCTTCTGGATTCCACCGGAAAGTTCTTCGGGGATATCTGGACCGGCGCGGGAGAACTATGGAATGATGCCTCTGAATCGGTTGGTAATTTCATCGACTCCGCAGGCACAGCCATTAGCAATGCGTGGTCTGAATTGAGCGATGCTACAGTTGAAGCATGGAACAGTGCCGGTGTTTTTCTCGGTGAGAAAAGCGAAGAGATTTCTGTGTGGATGAGCATAAATGGCAATGACGCCCTCGAAAAGCTCAAAAGCGCATATGACGAAATGACCGTTGAAGCGCAGATGGATGGTACCGCTGCGAATGAGCTTTGGCTGCAGGCAATGGACTATGCTGAGGCAAACGGTATTGCAAAAGTAACTCAAGCCAAATTGACGCTTTCAGCAATGGCATATGCGCTTTCCGGCGAAGATGACGGGAACGTAGTGCAGGTTGTAACCGACATGCTATTTGGCAGCGACATTACCGACCAGGCGGCAGCGGAAGCAGCTCTGGCTGTCATGCTGGCAGGCATTGATGGTGTTCCTGCTTCCCCGGATCCCAACGAACCCCGGTATTACATGGGTGAAGTAGTTAACACCGGCAAAGACAATGGCTATTCTGAGGTGTACAAGATCGAAAGCGATGACCCGCACTTTGGATGGTCCTTGGGAACGTTCTTTGTAAGCGGCTACACCAGCGTTTACGAGGATGAAGATGGCAATCCTGTTTTCATAAAAACGCTTGGAGACCAGATTGAGTTGTGGTTCCAGCTTGATCAGGACATTGACTGCCTGAACGGAAAGGATGCCCTTTCAATTGCGGAAGACACTAATGGCTTCGACGAGGCATTCGGCATCAGCAAAACCAACTTCGGCCGCGGCGCATTGGTGACTCAGCATACGGACTATAGAAATGCCATCGGAACACCTCAACTGTATACCGATTATCTTTCCGGCATTACCGCAAGCGGCGCGGATACTACCGTTCAACTTTTCGAGGAAGGCGACTACAAAGTTGCACTGAACTATGAGATCAAGGATGAGTCCCTCAAGGTGATCAAATCGTATAGCGACTATCGGATTGAATTTGCATTTTCCGTCCGTAACGGCAATTGCATGGTCTATCCGTTCGATGTGATGACCGGTGCAGAATTGACCAACACAGCGGTTACTGAAAACGGATTCTATCTTGATCTTGCAAGATCCCGCTACCTTGACATCAACATCAAACGCGAGGTTCTTGCTGAGGGCGCAACCGGTCTGACGGAGGACGTCCGCTTTAATCGTCCTGCTCGCGATGGAGATCAGTACACAGACGAAGGCATATATACCATCACTGTGAGCAATCGATACACCGGTCAGCAAACGACCAAGCAGATTTACGTTGGTACAAACAAGATTCTGCTTGCGCACATGGTTACCGGAAAGTCGGTTCAGGAAATCCGCGATCTTATCGCAAAAGGTGCTCAGATTGCCGAAGACGGCACTATCATCGGTATCGTTGAGGATTAAAGGGGGCAGCTTCAGATGAAGAGATTGATTTCGCTTGTATTGGTAATCTCCCTTCTGGTTTGTGGAATAGGCACATCGTTTGCAGAAGGCAGTCAACTACCCGCCGGACATGTGCCTGAGGCTGGTTTCTCTGGGATGAGCGACCCTAATCTTCTACGCTATACCGAAGCAACGATATATGATAATCTCGTTTCAGCTTTGGACAGCGATGAGTATTTCGTTGAGAATGTCAGCGCGGTCTACATCTCTCAGGAATACATTGATGAACTCGCTTACAATTCTCAGGCAAATATTTATTTCGGCTATACGCTGGCAGAATTGGCGGAGCAGTTCCAGGGTAAGAAGTATGTTTTTACCCTGGGTGATGATGGAACCACCATCGTTACGGAATTCGAGGATTATGATGATACCTATGACCGCGCTCTGAAAAATGTTGCTATCGGTACAGGCGTAATTCTCGTTTGTGTGACGGTATCGGTTGTTACAGCCGGTGTCGGAGCGCCCGCAATCAGCATGATATTTGCCGCATCTGCCAAGACAGGCACGATCATGGCTCTGTCAGGAGGCACTATTGGAGGAATCTCTGCAGGCATCGTAACCGGAATCGAAACAGGCGACATGGATCAGGCGCTTAAGGCCGCTGCCCTTGCAGGCAGCGAGGGCTACAAGTGGGGTGCTATTTCCGGTGCTATCAGCGGCGGTGCAAGTGAAGCCATAGCGCTGAAGGGCGCAACAATGAATGGCCTGACAATGAACGAAGCTGCTATTATTCAACGCGAATCGAAATACCCGATTGATGTTATCAAGCAGTTCAGTTCTATCGAACAGTATGAAATCTGCAAGGCGGCTGGCTTGCGCCCTGTAACGATCAACGGTAAAACCTCCCTGATTCGCGCAATTGATCTGGATTATGTGGATGAACTTGGCAGAACGAATCTCCAGCGCATGGAACAGGGACTTGCTGCTATTGACCCCGATTCGGGTATTGCCTATGAACTTCATCACATTGGGCAGAAGACAGATTCCACTTTGGCCATTCTGACTAAGTCGGAACATATGCAGGGCGGCAACAATACAATCTGGCATGAGTTTGGCCAAGCTTCAGAGGTTCACAACGCTGCCAACGAAGCTCTTTGGAACAAGCAGCGGCAGTCGTATTGGAGACAACTTGCTAAAGTGCTGACGGAGGTCTGATTATGAACAAGATCGCAAAAGTGATGAAGAAACTGCCGGACTTTTTCGGTCTCTCCGGTGCATCGGAAGAACAGATTGTCTGTGCTGAGAATGAACTGCAGACACACTTCGCGCCTGATTATCGCGAGTATCTGGCAGCTTACGGCATTGCCTCCGCCAATGGCCATGAGCTGACCGGGCTGTGTTCATCCCGCAGACTGAATGTGGTCGAGGTAACAAAGACAATGGCAGCCCAATATTCCGGCGTCCCTTCCGATTGGTACATAATTGAGCAGGCAAACATCGATGGGATCGTGATCTGGCAAAGTCCGGATGCTTCCGTTTATCAAACGCAAATCGGCACCGATGCTGTGCTGATCTGCAAAGGACTGCTGGAGTACATAAAGTAAGCGATTCTTTTATAAGCGACACATCAGGAGGAAATCTTATGGCTCTGAAGGACATAGTGAAAGTCCTGACCGGTAAGAAAGAAACGGCACTGCAGGATACGAAGCCCCAGACCCCGGGTGAATTGCTGACCAGTGATCATTTTCCGATTGTTCAGGCATCTGAGGTTGACTTGAGCAGATATCGGAAAATGCCGTTGATGGGCATTGCTGCGCTGGGTGCCGCTTTCACAACTCTCCCTGATGCAGCACGGACGATAACCAAAACAGTAACCACGCAAATGGCAACGAATACCCCTGTCTTTGCAGGCTTCTGGCCGAACGGTGTTGCTGGTCGAATGGTTGACAAGGGGCTTGGATTCTCCGGAAACATTGTTGGGGCTGACGGCAAAATTGCCGGTCGCATGCGCTACGATCTGCTTGACGGCGGCCTCCCAGTGTCCACTACGACAAGTACGGTAATCCCGTTTGATCCAATGACAATGGTCGTTGCTGCGGCACTCATGAGTATTGATCAGAAGCTCGACGCTCTTCAGGAAAAGGCTGAGGAAATCCTTCAGTTTTTGAAGCTTGAAAAGCAATCAAAGCAGCGCGGAAACCTCAACATGCTTTCTGAAATCATGGAAGAATATAAGCGGGATTGCAATAACGAAAAAATGTGTGCATTGCGCGTGATTGCTGTCCAAGACATCAAGCGCGAGGCTTATCAGGATATTCTCTTTTATCAGGAGCAGATCAGCAAGAAGATTCAAGATCAGAAAATGATCCATAGTAATCAGCAGGCACAATCGTATCTTGATCGTGTGGTGAGTGAATTCAGTGAATACCAGCTGGCTTGTTATCTGTATGCATACACTTCTTTCCTTGAGGTAATGCTCCAAAGGAACTTTGACGCAGCGCCTGTCGTGGCAGAAAAAATGGAAGCCTTCGCACGGAAATACAGTGAATTGTACAGCTCCTGTCACGCTCAGATTGCCAAGTATCAAAGATCCGCCATCGAAGCGCAGCTTATCGGTGGTTTGGGCAACGCAGCAAAGTCTGCAGGTCAGAAGCTTGCGGCTATACCGCTACTCAGAAAAGGCCCCGTTGACGAAGCACTTATCAACGCCGGCGAGTCTCTTGTTAAGTACAATAAGGATGCAGTAGCAAAGAGACTTGCACATTTTACCCCGCTGGAAGATTCAAGGATGGGCGCATTCATCGAAAATGTTCGCACCATGGATCTGCTTTACAGCCAACCGAATGCTATGCTTACCGATGGTGAAAATCTGTATATCCTGGAAGCCGCTTAACGAATGAGCACCGTGGAGAAATCTACGGTGCTTTTCGCGTAAAAAACATGCACTGTTGTGAAGGCAATTGCCTATCACGAAAGGAGCATGTTTATGGAGTACGATCACAGAATAATGGGACAAGTGATTGGAATTCTGCGCACAGAGCGGAATCTCTCGCAAGCGCAGCTGGCAGTCAGTGCAGGTCTCGCACGCAGCCATCTTGCCATGATAGAAAACGGACGTAAAAGCGCCAGCGTGGAAACCCTCTGGAATATAGCCGCTTCTCTGGGAATTCCATTAAGTGAACTTATAGTGATTGTTGAAGAAAAGATCGCAACAACCAGACATCCTGCAAATGCTTGACGGAATCCATGAGCAGTAGTTAATCGCACCTGCTGCTCATTTCCATTTCCAGCAATCTTTTCCGCTACCACGCTTTGCCTCCCTTCTGGCTTTGCGAAGTGCCTTCTGCTCTTCACGCCAGGCAGCGGCTGCTTCTTCAATCTCGCGTATGGTTTTTTCATAATCGCCGCTCAGGCAGGCGTGCGTCTCGATGGACATGATAGCGCAGTCACGCTTGCCTCGGCGGGTGAAGAAAATCACATGCCCGGGTGTTTTCAGGTAAGCCCATACTGCAGAGGGCTTGCGCCGAAACTCGGTCACGCTGACATCCTTGGTTTCGATCTGGAAATCCAGATGCCCGGGCTGGTGCTCATGTGTTTCAGTCATGCTCGTTCACGCTCCTTTGCCGGCTGTATTCATCCTTCGGGACGAGAATGTCATCTAGCGATACCTTCAGCAGTTCTGCCAGCATTAACAGGT